GCAATACTTCTTCTATAATAAGAACAATTGCATAAATATCATGCCTGCTCCCGTACCTCCCAAGGGCAAACCAGTTGCTGGTAAAGCGGTACCCCCCAAAGGCAAACCAGTTCCTGCTGGTAAAGCAGTGCCGCCCAAGGAAAGCCCTAAAGATAAAATGGCTCGTTTGCGTGAAATGCAAAACAAAAAGAAAAAATAATTATGGGCGCTACCGCCAAACAACCAACGTCTGATGCTCCGGGAACAGGTGGTTCAGGCTTCTATGAAAATGCTTTAAACCAACAAAAGCAAGCAGTAGCTAACGTACCAGTTACACAAGAAGCCCAGAGCCGCCCTGGAACCACGCCAAACCGCCCCTCATCGCAAGAAGGGTCAACACCTAGCATGGGTGAAGACACGCGCTATGTAGACGCTTATAACGCCTACATGCAGCAACACGGTGGTTCTCAGTATCCGCCCGCGCAAGAATCTCCGTTTGGGCGTCCACAACCCCCAGCACCTCAGCAACAACCGCAAGCAGGACCGCCTCCTGGACCGGGGCAATCACCCATGCGTCGTCCAATGCCACAAGAACGTCCCCCTGTTTCCCCCAAGGGAATTACTATGGGCGCTGGATACGCAAACCGTCCTTTTAGTTAATGACTAAATCTAAAATGCCACCGGCACTTGTTGCCCATTTCAAAAAGAAAGAAGCAACAAATGCGGACGGTACAGAAATGTCCGATAAGGATAAACGGAAAGCGGCCCTGGAAAAAGCACAGCAATACCAACGTCAGAAACAAAAGAAAAAGAAATGAGTTAGCATTCAGTAATACCTGGTACTAGCTCATGCCATCTTACGTTCATCTCGCGTATCGGCGTAATGCACGTGCTGCGGCAAGAAATCACCAAGTCAAAGAACCTAAAAACTACGAACAAGCGAAGCTTGCACGTGAAGATTTTGGATATTTTTGTGATTATGTAGCAGATAAACCTCCGGCAGTACACCATAAAGAATGGCATCGTCACTTTGTCACAAACGAAAATAGTAACTGTTTAATTAAAATTGCTGGTCCCAACGTTGATCTATTAGCTCCAAGGGGCTCAGCTAAGTCCACAGTCCTGGGACTCTTAACTGCTTGGGCTATTGGCATTCATACAGAAGCTAAACTTCCTTTACAAATTCTTTATCTTTCCTACACCGTTGATATTGCACGTTCTAAGTCAGCGACCATCAAACGCATTATTGAAAGCAAACGATATCAAGAAGTATTTCCTAAAGTTCGCCTTCTTAAAAATGTAACCAGTAATGAGTACTGGTCCATTGATCACAAATTTGCAGGTATTGATGTTACTGGTGACGAACAATTTACACTTTGTGCCGCTGGCCTTAAAGGTTCAGTGACCTCCAAACGTTCGCACCTGGTAATGATTGATGACGCTATTAAGTCTGCTGCTGATATTGGCAACCCTGACATTCGTAAAACAATGCAGGACAACTGGAACGCGGTGATTGCGCCAACAATGTTTGAGGGTGCCAGGGCGATCTGCCTTGGTACTCGCTTCAGACATGATGATATTCACGCCACTACATTCAATGAACAAAACAACTGGACTCAAATTGTTTTGTCAGCAATTCAAAACGATCCCAAGACTGGAGAGGAGGAGTCCTACTGGCCGGACATGTGGTCGCTAGAGTACCTAAAAGAAAAGAAACGACAAGCACCTATTGCTTTTTCGTTTCAATACATGAATCAAATTGTCAGGCAAAATGAACTTTCATTGGCGCCAGAACTTATTGTCAAGGCAGAAATTGCAACGGAGTTTGATGCCTTGGGAATTGGCGTGGACCTTTCTGCTGGACTTAAAGAAAAAAATGATTATACGGTGTTTATATTGGGTGGCCGGATTGAAGATCGTATCCATATTATTGATTATCGACGTATTCGGGTCATGGGTAATTTGGAGAAATTAGATGCAATGAAAGAATTAATGAATGATTGGTCCATCATTGGACAAGATGAAAACAAAAATTACTTTCCAACCTATTCCACATGTGATATTTGGTCCGAGGCTGTGGCCTACCAAGCCTCCCTAGAAGCCGACTTTAAGAGAGTTTGTTTAAATGACGAGGGGCTTTACAATTTAATTTGGCACCCCGTCAAAGGATTTCGTGCAGATAAACTTGCACGTTTCAGGGGGATTATTGGTATGTTTGAAGATCGTAAGATTATTTTCAATCGTTACAGAAACTTTACAAGTATGTTTGAAGAGTTGACTAATTTTGGTGTCAGTGGTCACGACGATACTGTTGACGCTCTTGTTTGGTTGGTAACAGGTTTGGCAAGGAAGGGGAATTTACATCTTGATTACTGATTGTAAAATAAAAGAAAATGTATTTGAGCTTGTGGCGGCGCTTCCTAATAATTTCTGGGGTCGTAATCAAGACCGCTTGCATGCACTATACGAACGCATTTTAGAAAACGAAAGAAAGGTTGATGTTCTACAAGAACACATCAATCGAATGCCTTTGGAATACGTATTAAAAGTTGATTTTTTACGTGAACTTCAACAAATGCATGATAATTTTAAACAGATCAACGCAAAGCTTGATAAACTGATTGAAAAATTGTAAACTCATGAATTACGTTCTTGAAGTACAGGAAGATGAAAACGGTGAACCGTTTATTATCTTGCCAGACGAAGTATTGGAAAGCCTTGATTGGCATGAAGGTGATGCCCTTGACTGGAAAATAAAAGGCGAAGGATTTATTATAAGTAAATTAAACGACCCTGCTGGGTACGAAGTATTAGAAGAGTAAAATAAAAATATGAAATTTGAACTTGGGCGACTTAATCCATCTTTATGGGATCCAGAATACGTTGCCTTGATTGCGCATAATGAAAAACCAACTCAAACTTCAATTGGAACATTGGAACGAGGCCCCTTTAAAGAAGGTTTAAGTTCATTCCATCCCAATGAACTTGGTAAAAATATTTTACAAGATATTCAACAGCGTACTGGGTTAAAAGAAAATATTCAATATGGGAATAGTAATGACCCTAGCGCAGCTGGTTTTTATGCCGGACGACAACCAGAAGAAAACCCTAACAAAAGAACTGTATTTTTTACCGGAACCAATCCTACTTTAGAAATTTTTGCACACGAAGCCGGACATTCCGCAGACCCATTATTACCACAACTAAATAAACAATCTGCTGAATTTAATGGTGCTTATGCAAACAGTTTAAAAACACCTGCCGAAAGATTAAATTATGTTTGGAACCAAGGAGCTTCTTTACCCACTTCATCTTTTTTTGGAGCTCAAAATGTTGGTTTTCCAGCTGTTCAAGCAGAAACCGAGGCCCAGCGTTTTGCCAAAGAGTATTTAAATAAAGTATCACCTACTGCTGCGCAAGCTTTCACTTCAGATCCGTGGTTCAAAAATTACCCTAAAACATATGGTGATGCAACCATTCAAGCTGCATATAACGCTGAACTGCCTGCCGCTCGATGGTTTACACCGGAAGAAAATCAACCGGGGCTTGGCAGTGAAATGATTGTAAAACCAACTGGTGCTTACAATGCTTTAAAACTGGCTTTAGATCCAGACTTTCAAAAAGCATCTAAAAATATTTTACAAGAAACACAAAGTTATGTAAATACGGTTTTACGTTAAATTTTTACAGTAAAATAAAAAGAACGGGAAATATAAAAATGTATTACGGCGGTTCAGCAAACGTACCAGGTGCCCCAGGTAACCCAGGATTTTTTCCTTCTGTTGGTTATAGTCCCTTAATCGCTGGTGGTCTTTCTTTAAAAGATTTATTTCCAAACGCGCAATCAGATATTCCTACTCAACATCCTAGCCAATATCTTAAACCTGGAACCAAGCCCTCTTTAAAACAAATGTTTCCAGCAAGACCTGGAACATACGGCGCTGATCCAAATGATCCATTTGAACGGCATATACCTGCCGCTAACTCGGCATTGTTAGACAACACTGGAGATAGTCCCTTAATTGCTGGTGGCCCCAGCTTTGACATTCCTCAAGGACAAGGCCCCTTAGGTAGACGTTCAGGCGAGCAACTACAGCGTTTGTACCAAGGGGGTACACAACAGAATCAACAACTTAACGAGGAACTCATCAAGCGTGGTTTGATGCCAGGGGGCGGACCTCAACTTCCCTTGGCGCAAGGAATGCCTGGCATGATGCCCACTATTACCTCTAGTATGAATCCCGGTATAAACGCTGGCATGACCCCCATGGGTAATGCTGGTTTTTATGCAGGTCCTCAACTAGGACAATCTGTTCCCCCTGGCTACGTTAATAAAATTGTTTCATGACCAAGAAAACAAAATTAGTTAAAAAAGCAATCAAAAGACCAGGTCTTTATACCCCTGGTGAACTAGCATTTTTTCATGTGTGGTTAAAGCATCACAAGGAACGTAAAGCTGCTAGGATGCTTGAAGCAAAGGGAAAGAATAGTTAATGGCTGTCGATACCAAAGCTCGCCTAAAAGAGATTATCGACGCAGCGGTCGAGAAGGAGCCTGGTGCACATGTTGACACCATGATTGTGGGGTCACATCTTTCTCAAATGAAGATGTTTGGAATTCGACAAGGTGTTGAATTTTTCCCAACGCAAGATAATTTTGGTAATCAACGTAAAGACTTTATTGACCGTGTAGTTAAATACAATCAGCTTGACGTACGCCTGGATTCCATCTGGGATTATTTCCTATGTGATGGCAAAGGTATTTTTTATATTCGACCAACCAAATCAAATTATCGTCTTTACTACTTCCGTAGTCACGAATATCGCAGCTACTACAATGTTGACGGTGAGTTAGATGAAGTTGTAATCATCTACAGCTATAAAGTCAAACAAGGTAATGGATTTGGAGATAATGTAAACGTTTCAAATTTGTCAGGTACCGCAACACTTGGTGCCCAGGGTGCCAAACGTTTTATTCGTCTTTCTATTAAACGACGCACGATTCAAGAAACTCACTCCGAGAGTGAAATGTCGTTTGATATGCCAAACTATACAGCCCTTGGCAAAACTAAAACGTTTAAAAATAGCTTAGGTTTTATTCCTTGCGTTGAAATTTTTAATAATCCAAAAGGTTTTTCAACCGAAGGAACGGGCGAGTTTGATGGTATGGCCAGCCACATTGTGGTGCATGATGAATTAGTGCGCACTATGAGAAAAAACGTTCAGTTCTTTGGTAACCCAACTTTACTTTCATCTCGTCCCAAAACAGACCTTATGGAGTCTGGTGCAGACACAACAGTACAGCGACCATCAATCGCAGCAAACTCTGGCTTTGGTAGTTTGTCCGCCTTGAGTCGGTCTACGTTCAAGCAAGATCCAATTAGTCGTGGTGTTGATGGTCAAATCAGAGTTCCACGCGTCATTGCAAACCTAGAACCAAACGACCGTGTTGGCTACATTGTTCCAGATGCAATTACAGGAGATCAAAATTCATTTGCACGTCAATTTAGAGAAGAAATTCGTACAGCTTTAGGTGGTGTTGATGAATTATCCATCTCTGCTGGCGTGACTGCAACTGAGTACAAATCATTGTTTGGACGTGTGTCGGCCACGTCAAAGAAAAAAGCAACTGCTATTTATACTTACGGTATTGCTCGTTGTCTTGAATTGATTGTATTCCAAGAAGAACGCTTATTTCGTGCAACCTTAGCCAAAGCATCAGGCTTGGAAGAACCTGTCGAACCAGCAGAAGATGCGCCAGCAGAAGAAAATGATCTGTACAAGCAAGCAATGATTGGTTTTGACGAAAAAGTCAAACAAATCATGATGGCTTGCATGGAGACCAAAGTTGTTCCACCCGGAGTGACAGGATTGATTCCTGATGGGGATGTAACAGTTTTATGGCGTTGGACTGGACCTGTTTATGAAGAGTCAACTCAAGACGTTCTTAACAACTCAATTGTTGTAAGAAACCTACAAGAATTAGGTGTTGATAGCATTGAAGCACTGAAGTTCTTATTTCCGTCTAAGACGGATGAAGAGCGAGCCGCAATGTTAAGCGGTTTCCCGTTCAGAATGGTAGGCGAATTGCAGAATGCGTTCTCGCAATTTGCTCGCCTGGTGGGTGGAATGATGCAGACCCCTCACCCGGAGTCACCGGATCTACCGATGGCTGCGGATCCAAGGCTGGACCTTACCCCCTATCTGTATCGAACCTTAGAAGCATTACAAAAGGAGATGAGTTATGCAGGACGCTACCGTCCAATCGACCCCACAGATGAGCCAAGCACCGTCAGTAGCACCAAGCAGCTACGTGACAGCAGCTCCAGTGGCGGCACCAGCCCAGAGTTACCAACAGGCAGCTCCGGTGGCCTATCAGGTGGGTACCAGTTACCCTCAAGCGGTCCCTCAAGTGAGTACCAGCTACCAATCCGCCCCTACTCAGTACGCCCCCCAATCCCAACCGAACTATTCGGTGGCGGCACCAGCGGGAGCTCCAGTGAGCAACCCATGGGAGTCGGCGTTCAACAAGGTGGTGGGGCTGCTGAGCTCACCAGTCCAATCCCCATTCCAGGGTCAACCGTCGACGACGACACCTCAATACGCCCCGGCCAACTTTGGGACTCAAAGCTACCAAGCTATGCCACAATCGGGGATGCCGACCTCATATCTCAACCCGGCATACTCTCCCAACTATTCCCTAATCTCTTCAATGCCCTTACCGGCGGCGGAAGCACAGGAAGTGGACCGGGCAATCGCGGATTACTACAACCTCAGCAACGAAACTCGTCAAGTTCACGACGCGTTCGGGGCAGAAGCTCCGGCAATCCTAAATAACTACGCCCTTCAACTCGAAGGCATGTTAGATTGCCTTCGAGTTGAAGGGCGT